AATTGCTCCAGAGCAACAAACTGTACAGTTACGCAGAGGTGAAATAACCGACTACATTAGGCTTCGATTAGCAGATGGTATTGTTGACGTTGAGTTGGACACTGAACATTATAACCTCGCAATTGATCAGGCATTGATCAAGTATCGTCAACGTGCCAGCAATAGCCAAGAAGAATCATATGCATTCCTTAAACTAAAACCAGAAACACAGGAGTATATTCTTCCTGATGTTGTAATGGATGTGCGAGCCGCATTTAGGCGTGGCATAGGCAGTGTAACAGGTACCACAGCAAGTCAGTTTGAACCATTTGCTAGTGGATATCTAAACACATACATGTTGGTTGCAGGTCGTGTTGGTGGATTGTTAAGTTACGAACTGTTTACAGCATACCAAGAACAAGCCATGAAGATGTTCGGCGGACATTTAAACTTTTTCTTTAATAAAACAACCAAAAAGTTAACACTAGTACGCAAAATGCCTACACAAGGTGCTAATCCACCAGAAGAGAACATGGAAGATGTGTTGTTGCAAATATACAACTACAAACCAGAAAGCATGCTGTTAAATGACTATCAAGCATTTCCGTGGATACAAGACTATGCATACAGTTTTGCTAAACGTATACTTGGCGAAGCACGAGAAAAGTATGCTACTATCGCAGGCCCCAACGGTGGAACCAGTCTAAACGGTGCTAGTCTTAAAGCTGAAGCAAGCCAAGAAATGGCCGAACTAGAACAACAACTTCAGAACTTTGTTGACGGTAGTAACCCACTAACTTGGGTAATTGGTTAACTTTCTGTTTAACTTTCTTTTTACCTGTGTTATAATCTATCTATGATTATAGGAATATGTGGATTTATTGGATCCGGCAAAGACACAGTAGCAAACTACCTAGTAGAAGAACACAACTACCAACGTGACAGTTTTGCTGGCGCACTCAAAGACGCAGTGGCATCTGTGTTTGGATGGGATAGGCAACTACTTGAAGGTGCAACCACTGAAGCACGTGAGTGGCGAGAACAAGTAGACACTTGGTGGGCTGAACGTCTAAACATCCCCAAACTTACCCCACGTTGGGTATTGCAATATTGGGGCACAGAAGTTTGTAGGCAAGGATTCCACGATGATATATGGATTGCTAGTTTAGAGCATAGGCTATTACAGCAAGATGCTGATACAGTTATTAGCGATGTGCGTTTCTCTAACGAAGTTGAAGTGATAAAGAAAGCAGGCGGCAAAGTGTGGTGGGTTCAGCGTGGAGCACTTCCAGACTGGTACCCACAAGGTATGTTAGCCAGCAACGGGTACACTGATGCAGTTAAACAATTAGAAGAACAAAACATACACATAAGTGAATGGGCCTGGTTACAAACTGTGTTTGATCTAGTGCTCAACAACAACAGCACTGTAAATCATCTTTATTCTAAGATCAGTAGTCGACTTTAATCAAACTCGATACTTTCCAATTCCAAGACCGAATCGTAACTTATTATTTGTTTTAACAAATCTATGTTCTTGACTTGACCAATTACTGGGTATCCTGTATAGTCGACAATTTTTTTACTGCTGTGCCGTGCAACGAATGCAGGATCGTGTTGTTTAAACTTCGATAGCAAGTCGTCAAAGTCTGTGAACTCATCTTCTGTAACAGTTACAATATTAATACCTGGTTTTACAAAATCGTGAAACTTACAAGTTTGGCTAATCTGCTGGAAATCCTGTTCGAGATAAACCTGTAGTGGACCGTGTCCAACATATGGATTTTGCAGTTTAACATCGCCGAGTTCCAATTTATGCTTAAACGGAAATAATTCCATGTCAAATCCTACATCGTTGTACCATTCGATTTGTAACCAACCTAATCTATTAGGTTCTATGTTATGCTGGAGTATGTGCAAGCCGTAGTGCAAGTCGTGTATTACATGATCAAGTTCTGCTGGAATTTGCGAGAATCCCTCCATTAACAAAGTCTCTATGTCCTTGTGCATTTGTGCAGTATGCTTGATGCTAGTATCTCTAAAGTCCCACGACCATCCAAGTTGCTGGTTTACTATGGTTGCAAGTTTGGACATGTACTTTTTTGTAAACTTAGGGCGATCTCTATATATAGGAAACTCTTCTTGGTAAGTCTTTTTTGTTAATTTGTAATACTTCCGCCCGACACTGGTATCATTGATATTGCATACCAACTGATCAAAGTTTTTAAATTTTACTAAGAATTTCATTCGTTGTTATCATTGGAACTTTCGGTCCATGTATTTTTGGTTTGTTGTATTTCTATTCTACAGTTAGCGCAAACACTCTTTAGATTAACCCAGTTGTTATTTTTTAAGTTGCCGTCAACATAGAATACAAACATCTGTTGTTTATGTTTTGCTATGAACCCACATCGATCACAAGCTAATTTCTTTTTATACCCTGCACGTAGCCATCCGGCTACCTGTCTTCCTCTCTTGCCTTGGCGAGCACAGCCAGCACATTGTTTTCTATAACGTACTTTGCCTTTGGAATAGTAGTTTATTGCTACGGGATTGCCTCGACATGTAGGACATAACGGTCTTTGCATGCTAGTATTTATAAGCAAACCTTTCGAAAGGCATCTTAATCACCCAAAATCTATAGTGTTATTATAAATATAAAAAAGTTTCTTAAAAAGGAAAAGAACATGGCATTAGTATCCCCAGGATTAGAAATCAGCGTAACAGACGAAAGTCAATACGTTCCAGGTGCAGTTGGAACTGTACCACTTATTTTAATGGCCACAGCCCAGGATAAAACAAATCCTTCAGGCACAACAGCCACAGACACAACAGCCGCTAGAGCAGGTAAGTTATTGGCCTACACTAGCCAAAGAGAGCTTATCGCCGCAATGGGTTACCCAAGCTTCAAACAAAGCGCCGCAGGTACACCATTACACGGAGATGAGAGAAATGAATATGGCTTAATGGCAGCCTACAGCGCATTGGGCAATGTTAACAGAATTTTTGCAATTAGAGCAAATATTGACCTAGACGAACTAGCACCAACAGCAGTTCGACCAGTAGGTGCAGTAGCAAATAATACGCATTGGTTAGATTTAAGTACGAGTACATGGGGAATTTATTCATGGAATGCCACTACAAATGCATTCACAAACAATACTCCATTGTTGATTACTGAAACCAGTGACCAAACACTAGTAAGTAGCATCTACGTACCTAAAGCAAGTATTGGACAAATTGGCCAGTATGCTGTATCATTTGGTACAGGAAGCAATGCTAACTTGTTCCTCAAGGCAGGTGGCGATTTGCCGGCAGATGATGCAAAGTATAACACATGGGTAAGACTAGGCACAGATGATTGGGCAACTAGTGTTGCTACAATCAAAGGCACAGCAACTTCACCAAGTATTCCTGCAAGCACTCCAGCTGCCACAGTTACAATTAACGGCACAACAGTTACTATTGGTAACACTGGTGCTGGTAGAACACTAGACCAAGTTGTTAGCTCAATCAACTCTGCCGCAGTTACTGGTGTTACAGCCGCTAATGTAGGCAACAAGTTGTACTTGTATGCTTCAAGTCTAGCAGAAAGTGACGGAGCAACAGCAGACGGAAAGATTGCAATTGCAAACGGTTCAGGCACCCCATTAACAACATTGGGTATTACAGCAGGAACATACGCTAACCCACTGTTGCTTTACGGTGATTTTGCCGCTTACCCAAGTTGGAGAAGCAGTGACACAACACCACGTCCAACAGGTTCAGTATTTGCTAAACTTGGCGCAACTGGTTCGGGTGCTGATTTGGTTATTAAGAAGTACTCGACTACAACAGCAACATTTACCACACAGGCTGCTCCATTCTATAACAGAGCAGAAAACGCACTTTATGGTTTAGACCCAGCAGGTGGTGGTAACGGTATTGCCGCTGGTACACTTTGGGTTGCTTATGATCCACTACGTACAAGCACAGGTGGTTACAAGCCATTTAATCGTAGAGTAGCTGGTCAAACAGTAGTAAGTGGAACAGCAACAGCCGCTAACCCATTTACTGCTAGTGAGCAACTGAAGATTGGTGTTACCAGTATTGGTAGTGCAACAATTACAGAATACACAGTAACATTATCAGGTACATCACCAGCAAGTTTTGTTAGTGATATTTTAGCACAAAATATTGCAGAGTTAGATATCAGTGTAAGTAGCACAAATGTTATTACATTCACTCATATCTATGGTGGTGACATTTACCTAACAGACGTATCAGGTACACCAACAGCAGATGCAGGTTTCTCAAGTAGCACAACAGGTACTATATTATATGCCAATAGTGTTCTTGCGTTGACTAACTGGGAAGCATTAACATATACTTACAGCGCAACCGAGCCATATCA